ATCGCACCAATCGCACAATTGCTTGACAGCTTCAAAGAAATTTATATTCAAATAAAATTCTGCAAGGTCAAATATATCGTGTGATTTTTTATTTATATTTAAAGTGCGTGTATAATTAACAACCGTTAGGTTGGTATTAAGGTAAAGAGTGATTGCGTTAGGGTTATCGCCATCTTTGTTGGCACAGCTTATATAGTCCCCTTTATCTTTAATATGATGACAGCCCAACTTTTCAAGAATAACAGGAGCGTAATTGTTTTCTAATATATATTCTTTCATTGCTGGTATATCCATTTACTCTCTACCTCGTTTCATTTATTTTCGTACTAACTCGCCCAACTCGAACCAAGTATTCTTATCGAGGTCAAGCTCAAATATCACTTTTGGTTTCCTGCCAAATCTGTTCTTGTCTACATTACAAGCATAGTACCTATGTCCTTCAATTAAGGGTTTTATCTGTGCTTCTCCCCAATTTTCATCAACTTGCAGATAACCATACTTTTTAAATTCACTCGGAAGGATTTCTTTAAAAAGCATCATTGTATACATTACACGTTTGATAGCCTTACAGTTTGCGATATGAGTTGAAGATACTCTATCAGGGTCAACACTCGAAATTTCATCCAACAACTGTATCGACAAATAACCGAATGTTTCAGTTTCTTTAGCTACCGTTGCTAACTTCGTAGCAGAGACAAGCATTGCAGCCCAGTCGCCAGTATCATCTGTATCTGATTTGAATGTATCATACATCCAGTAATTACAACCAAGGGTCATCTTGGCTTTACGAATTTTAAATTCAAGTGTCTTATCATCGTAAGCATCCGACACATCGTCAACAAATATTGAGGTTTGCATTTCAGAATCAATCCAATCAGCTATCTGCATTATCTGATTAAATTCTTCGCTATCTTTTTCTACACGCCTAATAAAATCTTCATCGGACTCTAACGGTTCTCCTTCTTCGTTTACTTTCTTATAAATGAAATCGCCATTCTTATCCTTATAGAGTCCCATATCAAGTTCGGATTCGTTCTTGTTAATTTTGAATCCGTGCAATTCTTGAAACTCAGGATTGTTAATTACACTACAAATAAGGCAGTCTCGCATCTCCTCGACTGTCATTTCGTTAATCATAACATATACCTTTTGCCTCATTACTAAAGCGATATATGCTATGAGCTTTACCATAAAACGTGTCTTTCCTGCATTTGATACCATTCCACCAACCATAAGAGTTTTGGTTTTCATTCCTCTAAACACATCATTGAGTATAGCAAATGGCATTTGCAGTCCCATGCTTGGTCTTGCCATATGGTCAAGTAATGTTTGTTTAGTACCTTTATTTAGAACCTCAGTCTCAGAACTACCGAGGATAACAGTATGTATCTTATCTGCCTTACCACGAACTAATCTATATATATCATTCGCATTGAATGTTTCAAATTTTTTATGAGCTATAATGCCTGATACATCAAAGCCCTTGCGCTGATACTCTCTAAGCAGAGAATACTTTTTTAGAATATCATAATAGTTTTTCTGGTTCTCTAACTGTGCTAACTTCTTCCATTCTTCAAGGGTTTTATTACCACCATACTTCTTAAACAGGGTAAGTCGTTCCTTATCTTCTGACATATAAGTGGTAATGGTAGTGTTCTTAAACTCTTGTGAACGTGTTTGATAAATTATCTCAGCACTGTCATAAAAGAACCTTGTAGCTTCATCATAGAAATCATACTTACTCTTGACGAGTTGTATATAATCTACCAGTAGTTCTGGATTCTTATAAACAGCTCCTACAAAAAGTATTTCATTTGTTACATTGTTTACGGCTTCTATTTTTATCACCGTCCTTTATATCTCATCTATAATATCACTTATATTATCATCTTCTGGGACTTGAACTTTGGGCTTAACAACTCTAATTTTAGCCTGTTGTTGAATATATGATTTTTCTTGTTCGTGTATAGCATTTTGCTTGGCTTTCCAACGCTTGTATGAATCATACTTATTAATAAGAATAGCAAGGTCATATGCGATTCTTTGAGTTCCATACATTTCCTTACCATGTTGCATATTGTATTCATACGTTTTGTTTAGGAAGTCCATTTTTTTATGCCACATATCACTTAAATCTTCAACAGGAATAGGCTCTTTAAGATTCTTAGAGTATGTCCCGTTATAAATTTTGGCAAGGTTCACAAAGAAGTATTTGGGTAAAGTGGTTATTCCATACTCGGAATATATAAACTCAATAAGTTTATCACGCATTGCCTTTTCTTCCTTGCTAATCCTTGCCATATTTATTCACACCTTATTACTTAATATTTGAAATTGTTTCGAGGCACTTTTTCAGAACCTCAATATCTGTTACTGACTTAATAGCCGTAGGGAGTCCTGCATCTGTAAGGGCTGCCTTTGCCTTTGACTTCTGTACGGGGTTAAGGGACTTCTGAATTGCGGAAATCTGTTCCTTGATTGAAGTGAGTTCGTCTGTTGAATTATTGGAATCAGAAGTAGTCTCAGTCTTTTCGATAGGCTTACCAGCAGAGCCAAGAACTTCACGAGCGTAAAGCTCCTGTTCCTTATCTACAGACTCTACAAGAGAGTTCTTGACTATGAATGAATTATTCTTAGCTGTCTTGTCAACAACTGACTGCCAATCGAGAAGTGTAGGGTCGGTAATAACTGTATTGTCCTCGTGAACGTGAGTCCTATCTTTCTTGATATGAGCGCATACCTGACCATCTTCATCTCTGAATGTACGAATTACTGTCTTAACATTGTATTCCAGTCCCTTAAATCCCTCTGGGATTTTTTCGCCTGTGACAACACTTGTTACAGAACCATCAGCCTGTTTTACTGATACCTTTTCATCTGTTTCTCTTGCTGTGATGACAAAATGAAGTCCTGAACCCATAAGGTCTAACACAAGATTCTGTCCCTTAAACGCCAGTACATTCCAGTCTTTCAGTTCCAAAAATGCGCCATCAATAGCCACCAGACGCTCCTCGCCAACAAGTCCCTTATTCTTTGCACGAACGCTACTTCTCTTTTTCGAGAACTCAACAAGTGACTGCTTTGTTGAAAGGTTAAGTACAGTAGCTCCGTCAATTACCAACGCATCTGGCTTGAAGGGCTTTCCGTCACCATCCAGTACAACCTCGTCAGTCTCGTTGCCGTTCTCGTCAAGCTCGTAAAATTCTTCACCATTCTTCGCCTTGCGAATACACTCCTGTACTTCGCTAAGAGACTGTGTGTATACCATATAAATATTATTAAGGTCTACTCCGTTGGCTTCGAGGTCAGAAAGATAATCGTCCGCACCGCCTCCTTCACCGTCAATGAACATAACCTTAAAAGGACTTCCATCGGGGTTTTTGAAATATGCCAACTGCAATGCAAGAGTTGTTTTGCCACTGAACGGTGCGCCATATTCAAGAATTGCCAACTTACTCTGTGTCTTACTTGCTTTTCTACCTGTCATAATTAATTACTCTCCTTTGTGTTACATTAATATTTTATCGTATGAACGAATGGGAAATCAATCCCATTCGTCATCCTCGTCATCGTTTGAACTGCTACCAACGCTACCCCAATCGTCATCAGAGCTGCTACCAAATTCCTTATTAGCCTTGTCCTTGTTAGCCAGCTTTGCAATAGCACTCTCAACAGACTCCTCAGAATAAAGTTCCGTATCAACGCTTTCCTTGTCTGCGCCTGTAATAACCATTTCTCTTACAAAAGGACTGCTAATCTTGTCCATCTTATTGGGAGTACCCCAACCATCGTCCTCCTCCTCGACTGTTTCAACAGAAGCATTTACATCAATGTCACCAAAGACTGTAATAGCATTATAAGGTTTAAGAACTTTCTTTAATGTATTAGCAAGCTTAGAATTGTAGGTTACAAACTCTACATCTTCAATTGAGCTATAACCAATAATCTTAGCTGAGATAATGAATCTATCCTTGTCCTTGCACTCCTTGTCCTTGTTGATACCCATATACACTATCTGCTGTGTGAACTGGTGATTAGGCTCAAACTTCTCGTCCTCAAAATCAATGTCCTTAGAACAAAGAGAAATCTGAGTGGGAACAAACTTGGTATAGTGCTTATTATCATATGTACTATAATCAATATTGCCCTTTACAAATACACTCTGTCCATCTTCGAGGTGATTCTTAATGTGGTCGCAAGCATCGAACTCTACAAGAGTTACCTTTTTGTTTACTTCCTTACCATTCGAGTCTGTTGTCTTTTCAAGTCCCAGACCTACACCGATAAGACCGAATCCCTCCTTCTTAAAATCGAATCTGTCCTTCCAAGCAACCTTTTCAGTAGTTACTTTTGTCTTGCCATCGACAGTTTCTCTCTTGGAGAAGAATACATTTTCTCTCTCCATACCATTAAGAGAGATATAATCCTTCTTATCCTTGTCGTATTCGACACCAAAGGAGATTGCTCTAAACGGCTTGCCAGTTTGTGTATTCTTGTCAACATAGAAGTTGTCCTTATCTGTTCCTGTTACAATACCTCTAAACTGGAACTGTCCCTTTGTCTGCTGAAGGTCGTGTGGTGCGTTGTTCTTCTTTTCTGCCATTGTAAATCTTTCCTTTCAATTCATTTTGTACTTTGTGAGAAATAAAAAATAATTTCTCTTGGTACTTCTATATTATAACATACATTTTGTACTTTGTCAAGCACAAAATGTATGTATTTATCTATTTTTTTTCTCAGGATAATAATTGCATTTATTTGTATCTCCCTTACAGTCACAAGGGTCTTGTTCTCTTGTCCCTAAACAAGTGTCCATATCTTTTATATACCAATGTCCCTTTTGCCAGCAGCTACACTTTGGTCGCTTAACCTTACGTTTACAAGCCGATATAAGTTTATCTACAAGATACTCTGCTGTCTTGTCATCGTTCATATACGGACTATCGTTCTCTGCTTTTATAGTTATCTTGCACCAATTACAAAAGCATACTGGATAATCACCTATCATATCATCACGTTCAAACGTCCATATCATAGGCAAATCGCAATAAGGACATTTTATAGATTGTTTATCAACCAAGCTAATTGACATTTAATCACTCTCCTTGTTTTCATACCGAGTGCAATTAGTGGAGTATGTTGTATCATTATACCGACTGCACCACTGAGTTGGTTCATGAAAATACTTACAAGTTTTACAAGACTTTTCGAGTGGTTGTATTTTACGAACTGCTGTTTCAAGTATATCAAGTTCCTTTTTGTGACGGTCTATCAAATCATTTACAAACTCCCAATCTCCATCGCCATTTAGCCAATAAAGACCTGTATCATCCAGCCCATCACAAAAGCCAACCCAATAGCGAAGATACTCTGCAACTCCTTGAACATCAGAAATGACATAAAGATACTCATAGCTATCTGTATCATTAATATCTATTTTATTGAAGTCTTTATCATACAAAACAAAATTTTCTTTAATCTTCATTTGCTCTCGTTCATAATCAAGACATTCCTGTTCTGTATCAAACTCCATACCATCGTCTGCAACATACCTCATTATCGCTTATCCTCCAATACATCTCTTGTATATAATCTAAGTTTATCATTCCAAAACGCAATTCTCTTTTGTTTACCACATATCTCACATTTTAGATATACAGTCCAATGCTCCCTTTCGTCTTTTTGCGTACTTCCTACAGCTTGAACTTGATAAGAATGTTTATGAAAGAACCTATCCTTTGCACTCCATAAAACTCTTAGTACAATAAATGTAAACGTAACTACAGTTGCAAGACCTATAAACTCTAATGCTCCGTGTATAAAATTAGTCATACGCTTGTTCCTCCTATTAATTTTAAGGCTTCGTCTGCGTAACGCCACCGATATGCAACATCACAGCCGCCATCATCAGGACAACAACATCCACCTATTTGAGACTTCCATTTGCAACATTCACAAATTAAACCACCATTGTAAACCTCGGCAACGGTAACGCTCATATCCTCAACTGCCACTTTCAAAAGTCGCTTGTATTCTTCCCTTTCTGCTATAAATTGCTCACAAGCATTTAATACATAAGCAAGTAGTTCATGCTCTGTAACTTTACCTTCGGTAATTCTAAGCACAGAAGCTCCACTTGCATTGTGTTTTCTGAGAATTTGTATAGCATCACTTATGTTCATTAGCTTCATCCTTTCCAAGCAATTTTAAAGCTTCATCAGTATACCTCCATCTATGGTCAAGAATATCAAATACTCTATTGAACCTTCGCCATTCTAAATTTTGAACTCTTTGCTCTGTTGGTAAATCTTTTAATGCTCCATACACGGTAAAATCCTCTACCGCTGCTTTCAGAAGCCGCTTGTATTTCACTATCATTTTTTTCTGTGTTATGTTTTCTGCCTTATATGCCCGTATCAGTTTCAAAGCTTCTGTCATATTATTGAGTCTTACAGCACCGATTGAATTTTTCAGCTCTTTGTAGTCTGTCAGCCACTCTGCAAGCTGACGATGGTCTGCGGCGCACTGTATACATTCCTGTTTCAGTCCTTCATCAGCATGAGAGTCCTCAACCCTATCATAACGCTCTGCCACTTCCAAAGCGTGAGAAATTGCTTCATCAATCGTCATTTGTCTTTACCTCCTTTATGACTTCTTCATACTCATAGACCTTACTTGTATCCATTTTTATGCCACATACAGGGCAATATTTAGATATGCTACTATGCCCAATATAACTACCGTAAATATCACAGTTCCCACAATGATAAGGCTTAACACAGCGTTCTTTATCTCTTTCAATCCACCACTTACCAATTCTTTCGGGTTTTCTATCTCTTTCCTCCTGTCTAATCTTTTGAATCGTTCTCCACGCTTCGCACTCGTCATCCTTATCTTTAGTTTCGGCATACGGACAGAATACATCGCATCTGCCATTATATACCATGTAGTCACATAATGTGCCAAATATACCAATGAGTTCTTCAGTCCTATTCATAGCAGCCTCCTCATTCTCTTTTATCTCCTTCTGTGTTTCTTGCGATGACGTAACGATATTTTATTAGCCTTGTGATATATAATGTCGAAAAGCCACATCAGTCCTATAATTAATAGAATAGGCACAGCAACAATCCACAGTAATCCAACTATTGCAAAATCTTCATCATGTGTTACCAGTCCAAGTAGGAAAGTAAATATTATAGCAATTATAATATATGCTAATACAGAAATTGCAATAATAACAGGTATAGGTAAATTTTTAATTATTTCTATCATTTTTATAGCACCTTTCTTTATACAACTATTGCTACTATTAATTTTGCAATTGCAAGAAATAAATATGTCATTAACATAAACTCAATAAAATTATTTGTCTTGCTTATCCTGATTTCCAGTCTTTCAATTTCTTGTTTTAATTCGGAGTTCTCCCTTGTAAGTCCACTCATTCTGTTTCTTTGAGTATCAAGCTCTGTAAACGCATCATCAATACGCTTATTAAGCTTATCTTCTAAAGCATTATATACGCCAGTCATAACGCAGCTTCACATCCCTTCAAACTCAGCTTCTAACTTGGCAAGCTTGCTATCATACCAATCTTTTATAGCCTCAAGAAGTTCTGGAGACACTTCTGTAATCTGGTACTTTTCGCCATTCTTTCGTATGCCAGTCAGAACTATTCTTTCAAATTGTTCTCCAAGCCCATAATTCCCCCAGATGTTATACGTTTCAGCATATAATCTGTCTATTTCTTTCTTTAATAATGTAGCTCTTTCAAGCTGTTCATTTGTCATTTTATATCACCTTCCTTTTGGCGGTTTTGGTAAAGGTTGCCAATGTGTTACTTCAAGCACTTCTATCCATTCTCGACATTCTCCACCGTCCTCGCTTGGATAAGTATTCCAAACTCCAAATGGATAGTCGTTATTATACTCATCATCTTCTATTCCTCGGTCAAAATACAATACTTCAAATTCACCATTAGCCAAATAGCACAAATAGTTACCACTAACATTAGGAACTCTTTCTTCAACTTTTACTAATAGATTTATTGGCTGTATTACGGCTGGCATGGTGTCTATCTCGTCAAACAATGTGCAATAGTCCGCATATCCTGCAAATCCGCCTGTGTCGTTTACCGTGTTGATAATTTTCAAGACTATATCACGCCTTATATAATCAGCCATTTGTATCACCGTCCTTTAAGTCCATTCTCGCTCCACAATGAGGACAATATTCATACGATTCCGATACTTTGTCATATTTATCGGTAGATTCTTTCTTACAAACAGAACAATCCGCTTGATATACGTCAAATACATCATTATAAAACTCACATACCCACTGTCCATGCTTCACAGATTGTACATCGGCTTTTGGTAAAGAATTAATATCATCAAGCACCGATACACAACCGTCTTTTGCTTTTATTCTACCCTCCGCATATGCTTTCTGCAATATCTTTACGACTTCAATTCTGCAAATATAATCATCTTTCATAACTTCCATAACTACACCTACCTGTCAATATTTTTGCTTCTAAAATTAAGAGTTTGTTGTATACATCAGGTTTTCGCTCATACTTGTCAAGCGTTCTCTGCAATATATTAATGCAATCAACCATTTTTACTTTATCCTTTCGTTCGGTACGATTACAATAGTATCATCAGATAACCCACGCTTTCTAAGAACATCATGCCACCAGTCAGGGTCACTTTCATACTGCTTCTTCGTCAGGAATAGGTGTACCTTTTTAGGTTTGTCAGTATCATGGGTCATTCTGGCAATTGCTTGCTCGAATACTATCTTCTCGTCCAGCACATTCATTCCGCATTACCGCCTCTCTCCCTGTGAACAGAAATCATTTTGTGACATTGTACCACACTCAAAATATGTGCAATAAATCATAGTGTCATTTGGATTCTGTGCATATTTGCAATCTTTACAGCATACTACAGGTTGAATTTCTGTTGACTCATATGTAACAACATCTTTTATTGCCTCAACATATCCTTTATAAAAAGAGTTAAATTTTGTTAGGCTCTTTTCTTTCAGATAGTCTATAAGTCCAATCCTATGAAAATACATATCAGCCATTTGTATCACCATCCTTTATCATTCAGGTATTATCATCTTTAAGCTCTTTACCGCATAAAGGACAATACTTGATATTAGGTATTGCATAGAAGTCTATACCAGTATCAGGATATGCGACCTGATATAATGTATCGCCTTTTTCAATCCCATATCTGCGACATAGTGTACACTCTTGATTTGGGTTTTCTCTGTTTATATACTCAGCCATGAAAAACACTCCTTTTTAAACAACGATATATGGACAAATTATCGCCTTAAAATCACATGAAATTTAATTCTTACATCGTCTGCTATTAAAAAATTCCTTTATACAAGAATCATCTGGCATTTTGTTTGCGTAATTAAATGGGTCTACAAAGTAATAACCATCCCTATAACCTCTCCAAGTCCACCTATTATTCCACGGTAATGATTCTACAAAAGTTGCTTCATAATCATAATCAATATCAAATGCCTTGTTTACTCCTAACCATCTATTAGGATTATGAAGGCATTTTATATGTTCATTAAATCCAAGTTTGAACCACTTCAGATATATTTTATACAATCGCTCATCTCTATTCATTTTAACACCTCGTTTTTGGCTATTCTACGTTGTCGTTTTACCAATGGAATTATTCTTTTATTCGATTTCATATATGTGATAACAATAGACTGTATCTATATGCGTATCATTATATATGTATTCATGCTGAGGGCTTTGAATCCCTATATAATTACCCCATCCACTCCATCTCCAACCGCCATCTTCGGGTTCATCTTTGCGATTTACAGTGGACAGCCCGATAACATAATTTTTATTTGTGTTATTTAGAAGTTCTTTATGATATTCAAGTATCTGTTTGTAATTATCACAAACTCCGTATGCCACCCACTTATCCTTTATACGATTGAGACAGTTTTCTTCGATGAAGCAATCGAAATTAAACTTAAATCCGTCATGTCTATACACTCCAGTTTCGTAATTGCTAAACATGGAATCAAAATTTGTGATATCTACCTTATGTATTGTTTCTGCTAACATAGCCATTATTCCTGATGGCATGATTGATATAATATCAAGATTTTTTAACATTATAATTTCCTCCTTAATAAAACATCATTCTTTTATTTGTAAGTTCAATAATTCATTCAAAGCCTTTGCAATATCATAGGACATATTTCTAAAATCATAATCGCTTGCTCCATTAGCAACCTTAGATATAAACCGCTTTTTATAAAATTCAACTTCTAATTCAGGTGTAAGTGGTTCGATGTCCCACGGATGGTAACTATCTCCACCTCGTTCACGCCCATCAGGTCTAAATGTATAACCACCAACTTTAATTAAACCAGTAGGGGTTATCTTATCAACAACTCCAATTTCTGTGCGCCATGTGTTTCGCATAAGCACCTTATCGCCAACTTTTAAATTTAACATATTGTTCCTCCTTAATTATGATGGATAAGGACTAAAACATTGGAACTTCCCGTCCTCATAAAAATCCACAACAATCAATTGACCGCCCCGTACTGCGAAATTTTTCAAATATAGGCAATCTCCGTTGACTTCGTATTCAATCCCTATACTGTCAAAAAACTTCTTGAATTTTTCAAAATCAGTCATTTGTATTACCTCTCATAGAATTATTCTTTCATTGCATTTGCAAAGAAATTTGTCTTTCTATCAAAAACTCTTATCTTATGAAATCTTGGCTTTATAAACATAATATTTCTTACAGAGTCCAAACTATAATCTAAATTTAGCTTCTCAAAAATATTGTAGAATAGTCCTTGTATAAATTTATCTCCTGTCCATTGTACTGCCATTTGCTTGTTAGGCTCGGTATCAAGTTTCATATCAATGAAAGCTTCTAAATCGTCGAAGAAACTCAACATACAATCTGAAACGGTAGTTTATAAATATTTCATCTCGGTAGCATATCGTTCCAAGTCCCACGGGTCTAATATATCTGACAACTCCAACTGCTTAATCTTAGCCATACACCAGTTTACCCTGTCATTAATAGTGGTTTGTGTATTATGTTTGGCTTCATAAAAAGCAGCTTTAGTATTAGGACAATCCCATACCCATTTCTCTGTCATAGTAATAGTTATTGCTGGTTCATTCATGTTAAACATTATATCACCACCTTAATAAAACAAGATTCCTATTCACATAAATTCGGAAACAATATTTATTTTCTCGCCATCTTTATAAAACTCAAAGCAAACAGAATTAAACCCTTTCTTAAAACCTTTAAGATAAACACTTGTATAGTAGCCGCCCACATCAGCGTATTCTACCTCATAAGTTTCGCCTAATTTTAACTCTGGGTATGTATTCCAACCACTTGTGTTAATATTTATGCACTTAGCTGCAATCATTTGGTTTTACCCTCCTCATTGGCTCGTACACTTCAAATCCCCCATCGTTTGTACAACGCACAAACGCCTCTGGATTTTCTCTTAATTTTTCTCTGTCTTTAATTGCGCAATTTAAAATCTCCATAAGAGATTTTGTATTAATTCTTCGCTTATGAAATTTCATATCAGATTCTATGTATTGCATTATCTCTTGGACTTTTTGAAGTCCAGCCGTGAATCCACGAATGTAATCGCCACTTAATTTATCCAATTATATCACCTCTCTCTTGGCAATGTAAACCTTTCTCTAAAGTCCATTATAGCATTGCCTATTTTACAAGTAGGTAACTTATAACTGTATAACTGAATCGTATTAAGTATATTATCAATCTTTTCTCTTATCTTCATTGACTCTCAGCCCTCACAACAATAACCTTCTTCCAGTAGGGTTCATACTTCTCGACTTCTTTATCAACCAGCTTTTCAAATTCTTCATCTGAAACACTATCGTCTATGTCTAAATGGCATTGTAAATGTTCTCCTAAATCATCTCTATCATTAAAAACATATCCGTCACTATATGGGACATCACAGTCAAGAATCTCACCTATATAAACTTTAACAGAAGCAGCATAGGTATAAGAGTATTCTTCCCAAGGTAAGTCGTTCTCTACAAGTACACATATAGGTAGCTCAGGGTTCTCTATTATAAGTTTACGCAGCTCTGGTATATCTTGTATAATACTCATTATGTTATCCCCTTATATTTTTCATAAAGATTATCTATCTCATTATTTAAATACTCTATATTTTTATTATCAATTTCCCTTAAAAGCATAGTGAATGATATTTTGTTTTCTGTAAACCAACCTTGTATGGTTTTGAACAGACACATAGCATCCCATATCCATCTGTCTTTGGTTCTTTCAACCCCAATTGAATAAGCAATTGTATTACACATATCCTGTGCCGTTGCTGGTGAAATGCGACCTTCACGTTTGTATTGAGATATTAACCTATACATAGAATCCTTGGTAACATAGCCATCAATCTCGTCAATGGGAACTGGTTCACGATTCATAATCAAACTCCCCCATTGCTTTATCTATTAAATTCTGACCGTCATATATGTTACCTACGACTTTTAACTTTTTGTATTTGGAATCAAGAAAAGAGTACAGGAACTCTATCTTATTGATAGTTATTCGCCAAACCATAAAGGAAGAATGTTCTGGAAACCATTGAACAACTACATATTCCCCTGTATCAATATCTTGAAGAATGTCGTTCTCAAATATATAATTTTCTTCGCAATCAAGTTTACCTGTCCACATTCCTATTGTCTTATAGTCAACTTCAATCCCACTAATTCCATCGGTATTTCTCATTTCAGCAGGAAGTTTTGGAAAGCGTTCGTTATATGGTTTTGTTATAAGACCGTATACCCAATCACCGTTCTTATAGTCACTACGTCTGTTTGGAGAATAACCATATTTGCAGTCACGGTTTATGGCTTTAGCTCTGAATAATATTTCGTCCATTGCTCTATAAAGATTACCTCTATTCATTTCTTGCTACCTCACACCTCGTCATAAAAATCATCATGGTAAGTTGTCTCATCAAAATAATCTGGTGCTTCACTATTATCATACCAACAGTATTCGACAAGTCTAAAATCATCAGGATAACATCTTAGCTGATAACCAAACAATTCATTAAACAACTTTTCGTATTTGCTATATTCAGATGTGGACAAAATTCTTACCTTGCCCCAATCACCTTCTGCATCGTTACTACAAGGCAAATTATAGTCAATGAAAAATTCTTTGGTTGGAGCAATTTCAAATGGAGCTTTAACCAAATCCTCCATACCCCAGCTATCTTCAACATTTAAAAGTTCACAAGCTAATTTTTCGTCAATCTTAAATCTGACAGCTTTTCTGTGGCAATACTCACTCATTATTTAAACTCCTATCTATTGCATTACAATAATCAAGTAACATTGTTCTATCTTCTTTTGGAATACCATCATCAACAATAACCATATGAGCTGCTTTCCCTCTGATGCTCCCCGTCCAACGCTTCACTTCAAACACACTACCATTTTCAAACTTGACACAAAAATAACTATTATTAATCAAGATTTTATAATCACAATCCTGAGTATCTTCAAGTAAATAAAGAATTTCTTTTGTAATATAAAGAATATCTGCAATAGGTCTTTTAGGGGCTATTACCATAGTTACCTTTGCATCTGAACTTCCTATACAGTTTATAATCCCTGATAGTATGCTGGCTTTGTCATTAGTCGCTGTAATAAACATTAAGTCACCTCACTCTTTTTGAGCCATTTTCTCAAACCCTTATGCCACTTTCTACGCTCCATAAATTTAGCTTTGTATATCGGCATAAAGAACTTGTGTATCTCACCATTGTCTTTGTTGAATATTGAATAACCCCAATGAAACTCATACCTACCAAATGATTCTCGATAAGCACCATAGACGTATTCAAATGAATAGTTGCAATGTTTGCAATCAATGTATTCCTCAACTACACCAATTCCATCTTCAAAGTAGTGAGTGCAATTTAAGTCGTGAGTACCACAAATTGGACAGCTTGTTATACTCATTTATTCTCGCTCCTTATCTTTTTGTAAATATATAAATAGAATATGTTATCAATTGCATTTCCCACGAAAGCAAGTATAAACAGTAATCGTAAATCGAAATCAAATACTATCGCAGTACCAGCACCGATTAATGTAGCAATAGAATTAACTATGCTTGAATTGTTATCATATTGCTCACGCTCTTTCTCAGTAGGATTTACCTTAGCTCTCATTTTGGTACTTGCACAACACAGATTCTTTGTAATCACTGAGAAGATAATGATGTTCAAAAGAAAATAAAAACTTAAATCATTTCTTATCAATACATCGGAAAAAAGAATGACATCTGCTATAATTTCAGCACACAAGAATAATCTATAATGCTCAAATAATCTATCACTATGTTTGTTCCATAACCTACAAAATACAATTGTGCCGAGGCAAGCAAGTATCTGTTCAATTCCTATATATGAATGTGGGACTACCTTAATTGTCTCGGCATAAATGTATGGATATGATACGGAATAAAATAAGGTGGATAGAAAATTAGCTAAGAGCATTAAATTGGATAGACGTTTCATATGAGCTTTCTTGCAATGCTCATACAAATTGAGTTCGCAACCTTACCAAAGTTTTCAATCTTAGCTGTTGTTTCTGGTTCTTCTTTCTGACAATCCTCAAATACTCTTTTACAAAGATTTCTTGCTACGATTGGCATTTCAGATGCACCCCAATTCTCAGGAAGAATACCTTCATCGACCAGCTTGTGAAGTATCTTAGTTACTCTCGCTTCTGTAACAATAGTTTCGCACAGGATTTTATTTTCTTCAAGTGCCTTTATTTGTTCTGGTGAAACTTCCTTTTTATGATGCTCGTGAGTTTCTTGAAATTTTTCACCAACAATTTTAATATAGTATGGAGTACGAGAGTTGGGGTCATTCAGCTTTGTTTGATTCTTTATTACAATGCCTTCTCCATATTCGCCACCCATTTTAGTCTTGCCTACAAATGAATAACAATGCTCCCAAGATTCAAACAGTCCATCATAAAAAACTGGAACATAAATAAGACTAAGAGCATCAACCTTCTCTTTTACAATATTCTGTGCGAGATAAGATTCTGTTGCTGTATCATAAATATCATAAAAATAAGCATGATTATATTTATCATTGGGATATTTAACGCTATGTGGCACAAGCCATTCTCCAAACAATATAAGATTATCTCCAAGAACCTCTCTTACTTTATCTGCATTAAGTGTCTGTGTCCATTCATAAAACCCTCTAAGGTTGTTTGATATATTAAGTATATTTTTACGGCTCTGAGCTACGACAGTATTTGTTTCACTATCATATCTGATAGCTGCATTAGCTCCATCAATCTTCTCCTGTATAACTATATGATTGCCTACTTCAAATCCACCTATAATGTTTTCCTTGATTCTTTCAATATCCATAAACTTCTTATGATTCATTATATCAACCTTCCTTTTACATATACTCGTTATTAAGTATCATTATACAAGCCATGTTCGCAAAGAACACCGCCCTACATTCCATACTACCAATGTCATTACATTTTAATACAGGGAGGCAACAATAACAGTCAAACTCTGTAAGTTTTGCAATATCACTTATAGTAAACATATTCCCTCTTTTCCTTGTGCCAATAATTTTAATAGTGACCGCATTGTTCATACGGTCACTATACTATTCACATCAAAGACTATTAGCCAGTGCAGTAAGTTCCTCTACACTCATATTCTCATAAGACTGGTTCTGCTTCTTTGCCAGAATGTCAAGAATCATCTGCTTCTTAGCTGAGTTCTCCTTGGCAATAGACTTCTGCTCTGCTTCTATCTTCTTTGTCTCTACGATATACTTGATAATCTCCTGCTTGAACTCAATTTCCTCTCTCTGCTTGGAATTAGTGGAAAGCAGAGACTTCTTAGGCAGACCTTCAAGCTCTGTTTCGAGATTGCCGTAAATGGTATCAAGGTTAATAAGGGACAAGTCCCAAAGTTCCTCTACTCCAATACTACCCTTAAAGGCAAAACGTGTCTTTTCTCTTACTGCTCTTTCAAAAATATTCATAATTATACCTCCACAATTGTTTTATTTTCAAACTTCTTATAAGCATCAAGATACCACTCTTTCTTGACACCATTATAAGTAAGTTCATAATACATACCATCAAACAGACTACTTGAAAGCAAATACTTCCAATTCTGTAACGCCTTACACTTCCATACTGTATACACTTCAAATGGTGGAATGGTATCTGACTTGTCAAGATGTGCGATAATGTAATCTGTAATAATCTTTATTGCTTTTTCGTCCATTGTCATAATACATTCTCCTTAAAAATTAATCTTTAATGTTCTCTCGGTCTTGCCCTTGACCTTGACGATAATTGAGTTACGCTTTGTCGAACTGAATCCTATACCACTAAGCTGGTCATCAGCGTTAGTTACAGCAAGCTTAGAACCAAGAGCCTCCATAACTCTCTTATGCTTGTCAAGTTCATTGTTAAGAAACTCGTTATAGAAGCCATTAGGTGTCTCAGGATTTACACAATCCTTTAACATAAAGAAGTAATGCTTATTGCCTATGCCCTTCTGCTCGTCCCAATAGTTTGGTGAATACATAATCACTGATACAGGCACAAACTGATTGGTATTCAGTCCCCAAACTTCTCTGCTTGAAACATTTTTTTCGGAGAGTAAAGGCTTAATCGTAAACTGACCATTCTTTAATGTCACTTCTGCAACAGCTACCTTTTCTTTAAGTCTCATAGAATGAGAATAATCAAAGCTATAAATCTGACCATCAAATTCAATCTCTGCTCTGAAACCATTCCTTGCACTACTACCAAACTGATGAACATAAAACTTATAAATACCGTCCTTCATATTCTTCCTGTCAGCCCAAGTTATATTCTCAACAGCAACCTTACCATTAGGGTCAATTATATCTACATCAAGTTCGCCATGAGTAATACTTCGTTTATGGCTGTAATAGATTTCATCATCTATAATGGGTGTTATACAATGAGCATCAAGGTCACAGTTGTCAGTTCCGTCCTCGTTCCACTGAATAGAGAATCTTAAATCACCAGTAACGCTACCACCAGCAGCCTTAACTCTTTCTTTCATTGAGTCTGCTATGTTGCCAGCGTAAGCCCAACAGAAATTGTTGTTCCATTTGAACATTGTCTTACTGTCCTTATTCTCAGGAGCAATAAGTGACATCATATTAGAAGCAAGTCGATTCTCGAACAGAACTTCAATCTCCTGTGCAGTAGGGAGAACATTCTCAATAAAGTTCTCAATATTGATTTCTTCAACCTTATTGAACTTCTTGGGATTAACAGCCACGCTTGCAGCCATTTCGTCAAATATATCTGCGCCAGAAATACGCTTTGCAGAATCCCTATTAGAGAACAGAATATTATTTACTGTAATATCATCAAGAGTTGCATATCTTCTCTTTAATGAATCCATATAACCGAGGTCTGAAATAGTTTTCTTAGCATCTTCAAGCATACGCTTTGTAAAGATAGCCTTTGGTCGCTTGTAATTCGCAGGAGCTACAATAGCTTCATAGCTTTTTACTGCTCTATCGAGGTCAGTTCCCTCGGAAATGTCTGTCAGAAGTGTACCAATAGAATGATTTCTTATTCTACCAATAGCCATACCAGCTTCACTCGCATACTCCCAAGCAAAAATTTCCTTCTGCTCATTAGTAAGCTGATTGTATCTTACCTGATAGCTTGCGAACTTTTCAAGAACTCCCTTATGCTCCTCACCACGATAAAGAGAACCCTGTGCAATAAGTTCAAGAACAACATTAACAGCTTCTTCTGTTATCTCGTCAAGAGAACGCTTGAATACATTCCTTGTATCACGGAACTGCCCCTGTTCTTCTGCCTTAGAGGTATAATAATCAAGTACAAATCTCTCAGGAATGTCTGCATAAAAATGTTCCCAAGTACGAAGCTGACCATCTGTAAGCTCTCTGTTATACTCTGTTCCAATACGTCTTTCCTTTGTATAAAACGCATCTCTGATAGCACATTCGTGTACATATTCTCTCATTGCTTTAATTGAAGGTTCATATGTATCGTCACCTTCAATATCAAAATCCCAAAGAGAAATAACCTTACCATCCTTGATTGCTACCACATTACCCATTGTCTTAATGAAGTGGCGACAACAAGAACAATCATGTTCTCTGCGCTCTCTGAATATCTTGTTCTTCTCAGGTGGGAAACTCTCAAGGTATAAATCCCAGAGCTTGTCCTTGTCAAGACCTACCTCAAAAAGTTCTGTTGAATCCTTTGTCATTTCTGCAAAGTGTTCAAGCATTTTTGTTCTCATTTCAACGAATGTCATTTTTTATTTCCTCCTCATTTTAATAAATATCATTTTATATTTCCTCCACGAACTACCCATCGTCTAAAGTCAACGGGCTTCTCGCCCAAGGTAGCTATTGCTACCAGTATCAACGAGCTATCCCCGTAGTCCTTACGGTTCTTCTATTCGATTATGAGAATAACATTCTCAAACCTTCGTTCATTATGTTTATCGCAGCATTTTCATCTCGATTGATTGTAGTACCGCAACTGCAAGTCCAAACTCTGTCTGATAGCGCAAGCTCGTGGTTGATAGAACCACAATGCCTACACATCTTGCTTGACGGAAACCACTTATCAATCTTTACAAATGCTTTTCCTCTGTCAGTGAGTTTGTAGGAAAGAATATCTCTGAACATTCCAAAGCCATTGTCATTAGTTGACTTTCCTAATTTTAATGACCTCGCCATATTTTGCATATTTATATCTTCCACACAAACTATATCGTATTCATTTGCTAATTGTGTACTGAGTTTATGAATCCAATCCAAACGCTGATTTGCAACCTTTTCGTGAACTCTCGCAACCCTAATCTTCTGTTTGTAGTAGTTATTACTACCATACTTCATATTAGCAAGTTTGCGCTGTTCGTGAGCCAGTTTAGCTTGTGCTTTACGATAGAATTTGGGATAATCTGCTTCTCTGCCTTGACTATCGACATAAAAGCTATGACTTGCATAATCTAATCCTATCGCCTTATCCCTTGATAATTCTACATTGGGA